GGGGAGTCTTGGATAGGTTATTTGTGAGCATCTGAGCTATGGCGGCTTGAATCGGGTTGATCGGTTCCGGAATTGCTAGGTCGCCGGACAAAACCGATTGAATAGCCCCGGCCATTCGCCCGTCTAAATCCTCAACCGCCCGAGCTACGGCGAAAGACATTTGACGAAGGCTCCAAAGCGTCAAAACGGCGTTGAAAACGAGTAATCCGATAACTAGGGAATCAACCATACCTCAACCGGGAACGAACCGGCCCTAAAAGGTTGTTTTGAGTAGTAGTAGTAGTAGTAGTAGTGGTATAGTAGGTAGTATAGTAGTAGTAGTAGTGATAATATGTGCATAACTGACGGTTTGGTGCATAACTATCATAAGTAAACGCGTCTAGGGTTGTTTAATGCCTGACACACAAGCCGCCGAAGTAGCCCTACCCGAAAAAGACACGACAATGTATGAAGACGCTCTGCTTGTTCACTTTCACTCTGAGCGCAAAGTGAACGGTGATGAGATCGAGTGGATTAGCAAACCCGCTAAGGTTTTGCACCGCCGCATACTAGGAGATACCGCCACTTTAGAATGGCTCATCGCTAACTGCGAAAATATCGAATGCATCTCCTTCTGCGACTTAATCACGGAGGGCTATTAGTGGCCGACGAAGAACCGATGCACGAATGGGCGCGTCGCGTCTATACTGAAGCCGCAGAAGAACAAGGACTCGCAAACGGCTTCTTGATATTCTGCATAACCAATTATCCTGAAGTCCTCACCGAGTTTCAAGAATATGACCGGCAAATGAGAACCTACGGCGTATTTATTGCCGTCACGGAGGACTGAATATGCCGGATATTGACGTTCATTTCTCATCAGCTCGTCAAGATTGGGGCACGCCCAGGACGTTCTTGACTTGGGTTTCAAAGAGGTTCAATTGGACGCCCGACTTAGACGCCGCCGCTTCACCCCATAATGCGAAGGCTGAATTATTCTTCACTCAGGCTGAAAACGGGCTTGAGTCGAATTGGTTTGGTAATGTGTGGTTGAATCCCCCCTTCGGTCGGGAATTGCCCGATTGGTTGGCTAAGTGCGCGAAAGAAATCAAGCGCGACGAGGTTCAATCAATCATGGTGCTCATACCCGCCCGCGTTGATACCAAGTGGTTTCATTCGCTAGTCATGCCCGCCGCGCATATTGTCTATCTCATCAAGGGCCGGTTCAATTTCCGCTTCGATGAGGCGATTGAAGGAGCCAACGCCCCGTTCCCCTCTATGCTTGTTTACTATCGCAAGGCCGCACGCCATCCAACGGCCACCATAACAACTCTTGAGGTTCCGCTTGAAGCGAGGGGTTTTCATGGATAAGCGCACGATGAAAAAGAAGGTCAGGGAGGTGATCGCTTCGTTCCTGGTGAATGCTTTGAACGACGACTATCCGCATGAAGGGCCTAATCTGATTGCGGAAATTCGATTGTGGGTTTTCAAAGACCCCGAAAACCCCACCGAAGCGGAGTCAAGAAGGCTTCAAAATATCCTCTTTGAGATGCACAGGGAGGCCCACCAATATGAGGTATAAAATCCGCATTGAAATGTTGATTCTAAAATCCACCCCCCTAAACGGGCTAAAAACGCCGTTTATTTCTCGTTCCGCCTGGAGGGTTGACGCTTCGTGAAGCTCCGTTGCACCTTCTGTAAAATTGTCTTTGATTGCCCCGACTTTGAGAGAGTGGCAGATATACAAAACCAACAATGCTTCATTACTCTCAGGGGCATTACTCACAAATTATCAGAGGTTCCCGAATGACCGGCGAGAAGTCAAGCGACCGAAGAACCCGCCAAAATATAACGACGGTTAGCCTTCTTTCAACGTGGGAAATCAAGCAAAACCTAGTGCGTGAAGGCGGCAATTTCTCCCGCTTTGTCAGAAACTGCCTTCGTGAATGGGCTAGATATGAGCAAGAGATACCATGCATGAAAGAAGAACATGATCGGGTGCTTCTCTGCTTTCCGAGAGACTCAAGGCTATGTGTGAAGTGTTGGCCCGATGGCCCGCCCCCTCAATGGTGTTGGCTCGATTACGCAGGGCAAACCAACGAGGGCGATTATCACCGCCATGACCAAGCAACGCCCCATCGTGAGGACGATGAATGGATTCTTGCTCAAGCCAAAGAATACAACGGCGGCGATAAATGGACGGTTGAAGGCTTGGCGTGGCGTGGTCGCCCCCCTCGAGCTAGGCTAGAGAAAGACAAGAAGCGCCCGTTTCAATGGATTACCGGCCTTCTTAGGGGCAAGAAAACCCCAAAGTGAGGCTAAAGAGTGGGGGTAAACGCGCACGTTTTTCACCTAAAATCATGATCGAGGCTCAGCGTCACGAATTAGCGTCAACAATGGCTTGCATCCATGCGTCGTATGCTTCGGTATTGGCGTAGTCCGGGCCGGGTGTTGAACCGATGCCGGGTTCATATCCGCTCCCGAAGTCGGGCAAATTGATGTTGAACACGTTCTCAATTAGGTCAATCGTGCCCCATAGAGCCCCTCTGCGGGCCGCATCAACCACCGGGTCTATGGAACCCTGCCTATACACGTTCCAAGACTCTCGAGCTACGGTTCCCTGCTCAACCGCTGAATCTAATTGGTCTTTGAAGTCCGTGATTAGGTCAATGCCTTCTTCGATTTTAGGGGGAATCCACTTGAACCCTAGATAGCCCGCGATTAGGGTTAGGATCAGCATTAACGACGTATTGTCATTGATGAATGCAATAATGGGGCTTGCTACGTTTCTAAATGAGTAGCTCGCCGCCGCCATCTCTAGGGCTTCGCGTTCTTTCTGTTGAAACTCTATTCGATGAACGATAACCTCATCCGGCTTTCGTTTAGGCATTACAAGTCCTCAAGAATACCTACCATGTTCACGACTAACTTCGCGGCGCTTGCTGCTACGGTTGAGATCGTGATAGTGCATGGGCCGGGGATAGGCATGAGCATGGCCGGGTAATACTGAGTGACCGGCACAGGCGTGGCATTAGTCTGTGTGCCGCCGGCCATAGGGTATGACCATGCGATTTGGCCGCTATCCATATCCACGCTTGACCCACTAGAGTAATTGCCGGCGGGTATGAGATTGATACCATACCGCTCGCCACCATCACCGCCGTAATATGAGGCTCCTGAAACAATCAATCGTTTCCCCTCAGGGATAGAACCGAGAACCCAATTAGTCTCACCATCGGCTCCGGCGGGGACTTCGGATTGCCATTGAACGCGAATACCCATCAGATCAACACCGCTTGTCGGCCCATCTGACTATCTCCCGCATACGCTTGACGCCCATTAGCTCGGAATCGAATAGAAGTTTAGCCGCTTTACGGACGGCCTTCTTCTCACTTGCGGCCATTATTTTCATTCGGGCTTTGGCCCTCTTGCTAATTGCCATTAAGCATCCGTCCTAAACACCAATCGAGAGTTTAGGGCTACCGGAATCCTACAAGGCGCAAAAGTCGCCGCACAATCACCGGCTCCCGCAGTAAAGCCAACCGAACCAATTGGAACCCCCGACCCATCGAGGACATAAACCGGAGATTCAAGTTCAGTATCGTTGGCTCCTGCCATAGCGAACCAATGTGTGATTGTCCGGCCTTGAAGTGTGAGGCCGAGGCTTTGACCGTCTAGGATCGAAACTAATTCTTGCTCGCCGGCTCCGGTGACGGTCTTTGAGAAGACGTGATACTCACCGCTTGAACAAGCAACCGATACCGCCGCTTCTCTGTCTGTCCCTGCATTTACCATCACTTGAACAGAGTCACCGCTTGCGATTTGCTTTGGGTATGGCAGAGCGGCAGGGAGTCCACAGTTGCCGCCTGACGTCCCCGCCCCTCCGCCGATAGGGAGAGCGAGCTTGATTTTTCCGGCACTCTGAACGTAGGCCCAGGTGAAATCATTTTCACATTGAAGACCGCCGCGAGACGCCACAAAGCCGGGGTATTGTTGATTCGCAAAAGTTCCGAAGACCTGGGCCGAACCTACAAAGTCGCCATCGGTGAGTATCTCGTCTTGAGTGGCCTCTGTGGTTGCTGAGTTATGCAGAGGGACGATTGATTGCCTAGAAGATACTACGGAACCGTAGCAATTGACGTTTGCCATACATCACACCTCAGAGTTTGATGCCCGCTCCGAGGGCGGGCTTCATGATATTTCGGTTGATATTGTTTATTGGCTTGCGTAGGAGTCTCTTGCCGATACGGAATGTGATCGAAGTTGCGAAAGCGGCGAGTGCCATTGGAGCAAGGTTATTCTGAAAGTTTGTGCTCATTGTAGTGATGGCTAGGCCGGGGCTTTGCATCATATCCGCGAGCGAGATTTGGCCCGCGCCCGTCACCGTCATTGAAGTAGTGCCAAGACCCGAATCGTAAACGCTAGAGGTTTCAAGGTCGCCCTCCCCGGTGATTAGGCCGATAGGAGAAGTTCCCGCGACGCCTTCAGTCAAGATCGTTGCATACACGTATGCTTCAAGTGCGTTAATGACGCTAAAGCTCTTCCTTGAGCGTCGGCGCTTGGTCTTTCTTCGGGCCATCGGGACAAGGGCGGGACTTGACGCCTTATGATAATTTTCATGAATCAATTTCTCTCAAGCGGCGAAAAGGTGCCGTCGGGATTTCGGATTTTATCAAGGGGAGTCTTGGATAGGTTATTTGTGAGCATCTGAGCTATGGCGGCTTGAAT